CCACAGTCGATGAAAAAGATTACCAACACCATTAGGTGTAGATAACATTATAGCTTTACCACCAGTCGCTAGTGTTTGTTGAGCTGATGTCCATATCTCGTCAATCTTATCAATAAATGCTGCCTCATCAATTAATAGTAGAGATAGAGCTTCTGAACGAGCGGCGTCTGTATTAGATGATACCGCTTTTACTTGACTACCATTTTCATATTTAAGTGATAATTTATTATCTTCCACACAACCACTTTTTAACCAACTTGGTAGTTCTTTGTGCATTACACGAACTTTTGTCACAAGATTTTTTGCAGTTTCTTGTTTTGTCGCAATAACTAATATGTTTTTATCTGAATGGAATGTCATCAACCATAATGCATATCCAGCAGATAGTGTTGATAAACCTAACTGTCTTGACTTTAGTACAATTGTATATTTGTCATTCATAAAAGATTTTAAAGTATTTTCTTGAAATGGATACAAATGAAAAGGAACTTTACCTCTCATTGGATGCTGAACTACACAATACTTTTTCATAAAATATTGAGGTTCTTTAGCACATCTCAAGTACTCTTTTTTTATAATATCTTTTATATTAGCTTGTGACATAATTAATCAGATTCATTCTCTGCTTTATAATTCTTATCAACAAAATCAAAAAACTCTTTTTTCTTTTCTTCATCTTTAAAATCTGCTGGTGAACTAACACCGAACTTTTTTAAAGCAGAATCAAAGAATTTTTGATACTCAGTTTTTTCTTCCCTAATAATAGACTTAATTATTTCTTTTAATTTTGTCTTTGTTATTTTCATTACTTTCTCCTAATCTATTTGTCCTGCTAAGTGGACAGCTCCACTTGTTGTTAATATTCCAAGTGTAAACCAAATCCATTTGTTATCGTACCACTTTGGACTTATTTCTTTAATTCTATCCTGTTGTAACAATATTTGTTTATCTAAATTTTCAATCTTTAATTTAAAATCACTATTCAATAGTGTTAATTCGTTTTGTTGTGCTTCTAATAGTTTAATGTAATTTGTATTTAAACTATCGGCTTTTTGACACTCAGTAATTTGAGTATAAAGACTATTAACTTGTTCTTCAGTTAGAGTAAATTCTTGGGTAAACCCAATACTCATAATCATATATATAAATATATAGAAATTAAAAAATATCTTCATTTAATATCCTCCTCCACCGGAACCTCCACCGCCACCGGAACTTCCTCCTCCACCAGAACTTGCTCCTCCAGTCCCACCAGTTTGTGGTGGTGGTGGTGTTCCACCAGTTTGTGGTGGTGGTGTATTATTTTGACCATTCTGTCCGTTATTGTTTTCATTATTATTTGTTTGAACTAAATTATTTCCAAAAAATATATTATTATTACCTTGTAGTGAGTTGATAGCTGCTATCAAATCTAAAATATTTGTAATATTATCCCCATTCATATCCGTAATACCCTGCAT